AAACGCCTCTTGACAATTAAACGATTTTGTGGTATGGAAATCACCATTTGGTTGGACAGAGATAAGGCAAAAGAAGCAGTAGGCTTTGCCTATTTAGCACGGAATTTGGGGCTGAAAGCAAGGACGGTCATTACTGAAAAAGACCCAAAAGAGTATTCTAAGCAGGAGATTATAGAAATACTTGACAAGTAGGGAAAAGCATGTTATAATATATGTATAATAGTATTAATAATATATAGTATTATATATAATATATATATAAGGAGATAAATATAATTAAATTAATAAAACCTCTGCTTAACCATCAACATTTTGTTCATTATAGTGAGTTTATCTCCGATCTCCTGTCTGAGAACAAAGAGCTATCCTTATTATTTACTTTCCTAGATAAACTCCATGACAAGTATCAACGAGACATTACATTTGAGGAATTCAGTTTGTATGTCCTGTTTAACTGTCAAGAGAAAGACAAGGCAACGTTAGAAGCAATCCTGTTGGGGTTACAGGAAGTTGATGGGTCTTCAGATATCATTGAAGATTTGCTTGTAGATGCTAAGAACAAACAGAGTGCTTACCAGTTAGCCCTAGCCGCGCTAGAGGCATCTGAGGGGCGCAAACCGTTTGATGACTTGCTGCTGCTTACTAAACAATTTAACTCGGAGGATTTCGCCCTTGTTGAAGAAGATGTATTTGTAACCCACAACCTACATGAACTGTATGAGAATGGACAAAGCAATCAAGGACTCCGCTGGAGGCTTAAAGCTCTCAACAAGTCTCTTGGTTCGCTCCGCAAGGGAAACTTTGGATTCCTTTTTGCGAGGCCGGAGACTGGAAAGACAACATTCCTTGCGTCGGAGGTGTCCTACTTTGCACAACAAGCTAAGGCAATGGGACTCGGCCCAGTCCTATGGTTTAACAATGAGCAGGAAGGGAAAGAGGTCTCTCTGCGAATAATGCAAGCAGCGCTTGGGCTGACTCTAACTGATTTATATTCGGATAGGGAAAAGCACAATGACTTGTATGAGGATATGATCGGTGACCACATTCTGTTGGTAGACTCTGCTGCTATCCACAGACGCTTTGTTGAGAAGTTATGTGAGCAACACAAACCCTCGCTTGTCCTGTTCGATCAGCTTGATAAGGTAAAAGGATTCTCTGGTGACTTACGGGATGATCTGCGCCTTGGTGAGATTTATATCTGGGCACGTGAGTTAGCTAAAGCCTACTGCCCTGTAATAGGTGTCAGTCAGTCTGATGCATCAGGTGAAGGAAAGAAGTGGCTGAACATGGATAACGTAGCTAATGCCAAGACTGCCAAACAAGCGGAAGCAGATTGGATTCTAGGTATTGGACGTACTCATGACACAGTTGATGAGTATACTCGTTACTTCTGCATCAGTAAGAACAAACTCTTGGGGGATATGGATACTGATCCAACATTGAGGCATGGTAAGTTTGCTGTTAGAATCTTGCCAGATATAGCTAGATATGGAGATATTGAATGATTACACAAACGGAGGCTATGCTTGTTGCTAAGTGTATTAGGAACACTGTGATGGCTCCAACTACAAAAGCGAAGTTTGTAAAAGAACTAGTTAAAATCTTTAAGCTCAATAGTCCTTGGTTTAAGGATAAGACATTTACAAAGTTAGCACTACTTGGTACAGCACCGGATGGTGGCACTCAATATCACATGGATAACATGGAGAAGAAACTAAATGAAGTATGATATCCCTATTAACATTTCTATTGCCGCACCTAACGAACAACGTGCAGTAAATGAGGTGTTTGATTTCTTACGGAAGGCGTATAATGAGTTTGGACCAGAGCACTGTGTCACAAATTGGGAATACTTTGAATTCATTACTGAAGAGAGTGGTAACACTGGATGTGGAGACTACAACCCAACACAAGGGGGATGTGCATGCCCTACAGACAAAGTTAGTGACGATTCAGGTAAAGGTAAATGATGAGAAGCCACTCATCTATACAAATGAAAATTTTAGAGACTGTATTCCTGTCCTCGCTAGTGCTTCCTGTATTGTTGGTACTAATCTTAAGTTTGATCTGGCTTGGGTATGGTCTATTCTCAATTGGAAGCCCACTACCATTTGGGACTTACAAATAGCAGAGTTCCTGTTCAGCAAGCAGATGTGGAAGTACCCCGATCTCAATACCATGTGTTTGAACTATGGTCTGGAAACAAAACTAGACATTGTCAAGACAGAGTATTGGGAGAAGGGTATAGACACTGATGCAATTCCTATTGAAATACTCTCAGAGTATGGGGCACATGACTGCAACCTTACCTATGAGGTATTTAAACGTCAGGTAGAGCGATTCTGTGCGTCTGAGGGGCATATGTTCAGGTTGTTCAGGGTGCAATGTAACGATCTTTTAGTGCTCCTTGAGATGGAGAATAACGGGATTGTATATAACTCTGAGAAATCTATAGCTTTTTCCAAGGATTTGGAAGACAGGATGAAGGAAGTAGAGGGGCAGGTGTATCAATTCACTCGTGGAGTACCTGTGAATCTTGGTAGCCCTGAGCAGGTGTCGAAGTTACTCTACGGTGGGCAACTGACAGTTAAGACACGGATACCTAATGGTGTATATAAGACTGGGGCTAAGACAGGCCAGATCAAGTATATGATTAAGGAGAATGTGTTTGAGTTCCCACGCTTGGTTGAGCCATTAAAAGGCACAGAGAAAGTAAAAGAAGGTATCTGGGCCACTGATATGGATACTTTGGTATCACTTAAGGCTACAAAGCTCACTAAGCACCTGATAGGCCTCTTGCTGGAATGGTCTAAGCTGGAGAAGATGGTAACAACTTATCTGCTAGGACTACCAAAGAAGATAGAGAAGAATGATTGGCCTCCTAACATGCTTTTTAGCAGCCTAAATCAATGTTTAGTTGTAACAGGGAGACTAAGTAGCTCCAATCCCAACCAGCAAAACTTACCCAAAGAGTGTAAGAAATTTTGTGAGAGTAGATTCTAATGTTTAAAGACTTCTGTTTACTTGTTGGGATTCTAGTTGTACTGGGAAGTGGTATAACTATTGGAGCAACCCTTTTTGTTGTCTTATGGCGAATCGCTTGGATTGGGTGCAGCTAGATGATAATTAACGTTGATGCAAAGAGCTTAGAGTGGTGTACTTACCTGTTTCTGTCGCAAGACCCAACAGGTATTAAGGAATGGGAAGGTGTTGTACTTGATCCATCTAAGAATGATATCCATACAGCGAATCAACTGGCGTTCAAACTTCCATCACGCCTAATCGCTAAAGTATTTCTGTTTAGATGGATTTATAGAGGATCAGCCTTTGCTTATAGCAAGGACCCTGACTTTACCCCTGTATCAAAGTCTGTGGAGTTCTGGCAGGACGTAATTGATGTTTATTACGCCAAGTATCCTAAGTTGTACGATACCCACATGAGGTATATTAAGGAAGCCACACAGACGAGTAGGATCATAAGCCCTTTTGGTAGGGAGTATGTGTTTAGTCAGTACAAAAACAAAAGAGGAGAGATGCTGTGGTCTGAAAATGACATAACTAATTGGCCTAATCAAGGCTGTGGGGCAGATGTAATGGCAGTAGCCCGAATTGCTGCCTATCAACGTGTTAAACGAGCCGGACTAACAGGTAAATTAATCAGCACTGTCCATGATTCTATCGTAGCGGATGTCCCTGCTAATGAAAAGGATGAATGGTGTGGTATTTTTAATGAGGTCTTTATTGACTTACCTGAATTAATCACTAAATCCTATGGTGTGGAATGGAATGTACCTATGGTAGGTGAAGTTAGCTGTGGTCCAAACATGCTTGATCTAGAAGATGTTAAGTTCGCTTGACAAGATCACAAAAGAGTGGTATAATATTAGTATCAATAGGAGAAATATATGTCAAATTTACAGATTAAAGTAGTAGCTCTCGAAATCGTAACAGTACCAACAGCCAAGGGTTCATATCAGACTATTGATCTAACCTATCGTAATGTTACCTTTGAGAACAAGGTAGAGACGAAGAAGATCATGTCCTTTAACCACAAGGAGGTGTTCAATACCCTAAAGGCAGCACAGGCTGGTGATGTTTATACAGTTAGCCGTGCCAAGAACGATAAGGGTTATTGGGATTGGACTGCAATTGCTGCAGGTGATACTGCTCCTGCTGCTTCAGCCCTAGCTGGTGGCTCTGGTGTTACTACAGCACCTGCCAAGAGCACTTTTGAGACGGCTGATGAACGAGCGAAGAAGCAAGTATATATCGTGCGTCAGAGTTCGATCACTGCTGCTATCTCAGTGCTTAAGACTGACAAAAAGAATCCTACTGTGGAGGAGGTTATCAACGTAGCTAGGGAGTTTGAGTCTTATGTCTTTGACACCGGCAAGGTAACTCAACCAGCGGTTAAGGCTATTCCTGTACCAGTAGAAGACGACGACGTACCTATGTAATCAAAGGGGGAGGAAACTCCCCCTATTTTCTTTTGAAACCTATGCTAAGATTGTATGATTTTTACTGCAACAACTGTGAGAAGTTCTATGAGGCCCTCACTTCGGAAACTGCTAGTACGCTGTGTCCTCATTGTAATTCAACTAATACTGAAAGGCGCATCTCTGTTTCCCACTTCAAGGTCACAGGGCAAGGTGCCTATTCAAACAAAATGAAAGTATAAATGAAAGTCCTGACTGATGGCGATATTGTCGCCTACCGTTGTGCTGCCACAGTTGATTCTACTATGGAGAAGGACGTAGCATTCTATCGCATGGATGTGCTGCTCCAGCAGATTCTGGAAGCAACAGAAGCAGACCAACAAGAAGTATGGCTTACAGGTAGTGATAACTTCCGCAAGGTAGTCTATCCTGAGTACAAAGCTAACCGAAAGGACACCGTTCCACCCTGCTATTTGCAAGATTGTCGTGAGTACCTTGTAGCAAACCACAAGGCTAAGGTATCACATGGGTGTGAAGCAGATGATATGTTAGGGGTTAATCAAACAGACGATACTATTATCGCCACTATTGATAAAGACCTTTTAATGATCCCCGGTAAGCACTATAATTGGGTGAAGATGACCATCAAGAATGTGCCGTATCTAGATGGCTTAAAGCACTTCTACAAACAGATGCTGATTGGTGATAGGTCAGATAATGTAATTGGTGTTAGTCGTGTTGGTGAGGTGAAAGCTGATAGGTACATTACCCCCTTGGACAATGAGCAGGATATGTTGGATGTGGTCTGTGAGTTATATAATGATCCAGCCCGATTCGTCATGAACGCTGCATGTCTTTGGATACAACAAAAAGAAGAAAAAGAAACATGGATGACACACGCAAAGCAGGTGGGCTTGACTTTAAACAGCGAATTACAACAAGAGGCGGAAGCGATGTTAAACTTTATGAAGTCTTTGAAGGAAACTACATAAACGGGGCATGGTATGAGAAAGAGCGTGATGTATGGTATCCCTGCCAATGGACATGGGAAGGCACATATGCCTCACGTTCATCTAGCCTTGATCTAATTAACCCAACTGTGCTACGTAGGCGGAGATTACCAGATGCTTCCTAAGCGGCGTAGCAGGTTAGAGCAACGCTTTGAGGAGATTCTTAGGGATAATGATGTAAAGTATAAGTATGAGGTTACAAAAATCTCATATATTATCCCTGAGAGTTCTCATACATATACGGTAGATTGGACTATAGATAAGAAACTCTTGATCGAAACCAAGGGCTATCTTAGTGATTATTCCGAACGTAGGAAGTATGTGTTACTGAAAGAACAGCACCCTGACCTTGACTTGCGCTTCGTGTTTGACAATCCCAATAAATTATGTGGTGGGACCAAGATGACACATGCCAAGTGGGCAGAGAAATATGAGTTTACTTATTGTAGTATTAAAGATACGGAGACTATCCTGAAATGGGTTCAAGAGTCCTAGTAAAATTGCGATACTCAGATGGGACTGAGAAGATCGGTGTGTTTGAGACGCAGAAAGAACTTGATTGGTTTATTCACAATGAGGGAGATCATCTAGTAGAGGTCTCATATATCGACGATGACTGTTCATCTAATAATTCCTGACACACAGGCTAAGTATGGGGAAGACTTCACCTACCTAAATCGGATTGGTAAGTATATTGTAGAGAAAAAACCAGATGTAATCGTACATCTAGGTGACTTTGCAGATATGGAGAGTCTGAGCAGCTATGATGTAGGTAAGAGGTCTTTTGAGGGTAAACGCTATGTTAAAGACATTGAAGCGGCACAAGATGCGATGGAGTCGCTTATGGGGCCTATCAAGGAATTTAATATTAGAGCGAAAAAGAACAAGGAGAAAGCCTACAAACCTCGAATGGTACTCACATTGGGGAACCATGAGCAGCGAATACTACGAGCAATTGAGAACGATCCGAAACTTGAAGGATTAATTAAATATGAAGACCTTCCGTACCAAGATTGGGAAGTACATGATTTTCTATCCCCTGTATTTATTGATGGGATTGCTTACAGTCATTATTTTCCTACCGGCGTTCTGGGTCGCCCTGCTTCTAGTGCTTCCGCTATGGTTAGCAAGCTACATATGTCGTGTATTGCCGGTCATCAGCAAGGTCGTCAAGTCGCCTATGGAAAGCGCCCAGATGGTTCTACCATTACATGTATCATCACAGGTAGCTGCTACGAGCACGACGAAGGATACCTAGACCACCAGAGCAACAAGCATTGGCGGGGTATCGTCATGCTGCACGAGGTTACTAATGGTACATTCGACGAGATGTTTGTATCTCTATCTTATTTGAGGAAACGATATGAAAAGCCCTGAGCACTATCAAGACACCCTACTTATGGACCTGCTGATTGTTAAGCAGGTTCCGTTCACAGAGGGGAATATTATGAAGTATGTGTATCGTTGGCGGGAGAAAGATGGTGTACGTGATCTGTACAAAGCACGTGACTATCTGAATGCCTTGATTGCTTTTGAAGAGTTGAGGATGCCAATTGCCGATTGATATTGACACACTAGATGAAGAGGGTATTAAGAGACTGCGCCCTATAACGGTCGGTCATGATAACTCACTTCTCTATGATGGCTTGCGCTCTTGTATGCAGCGTAATGCTGAACTACAACAGGCTTTATTAGACTCAGCAGAGATGATTGAACGCTTAACAAGGGAACTAAGTGAAAATCGAGCTACTACAGATAACACCCGATGCTGCTAACTTTATTGGTTCTTGCTCTGCTATCTGTTATAACAGTGTTGATAGCAGAGAGTCTAATATTAAGAGAGCCGTTGCTTGCAAAGAAAAGGGCCACC